TTGGCCACAGTAAAAGCATACGTAGCCGTCACGCTGCAGTATCTTGGTGCGGAACCCGTCACGGTATGCCCGCTTTAGTCTAGGGTCACCACGGTTAGCCATTAGTAATGCCCTACTTTCTTATGATGATCTAAAGCCTTACAAGGATTGCCATAACGTTTAGCAATATACTTCAAGCCTAAGTCTATCTGCTTATATGGGTTAGTCTCTTTCATCTTTAGCAGCTGAGGTATGCCGTATGCGCTGCTCTTTTTATTCTTAGCTGTAGGTGACCATTGACTTTCCATACGCCATAAGGTAACCAGGCATCTGTATTGCTTATCATCTAATAGCTTTAGATGTGCATATATCTTGTAGTTTTCTTTGCTTGGATCAGTTGCATTAGCTGGCGTAATCCCAATTACACATAGCACGGCCAAAAGCACCAAACATCGCCTGCGAGCTATCCGCCTCAGCGGCTCGCCAGCGAGTTGTGATGCTAGCGTACGTGTCAAGCTACTAGCCAGTATGTGGATAAGTTGAGCGTATCGCCTGCGTGTCGTCCACAGGTTTTTGCCGGCTGTGGATAACTCCTGTGGATAACTATTTAGCATCCTTGCCCCAACCTGTGCCCCTAAATATGGCACCTACTGGGTCATAAATGCGGCGCATATCAAAGCCACAGCATTTGAATATATTCACATCGTGTATAGATCGCTGCACCTCATAGCGTATTGAGCAGCTAATACACTCATACTCATACATAGGCATCTATTGTTACCTTATATTGACCATTGTAAAGATACATAAAAGCAGACCAATACAGACACACAGCACACAAACGCTCAAAGAACCTTGCTTGCTCGTTGCCATAATCGCAAAGCAAAGCTGCTGTCTCAAAAGTCTGTGTGCTTTTGTGGCCACACCGTTTACACTTTGTGTTTTGTTGCCCCCAAGGTTTCATTGTGTAGCCTCGCCATAAGTAACCAACAGGCAAACGCTCATTTTGCTACATACCTTGCATTGTAAAACCTTTACGTTAGCAGGCAGGTTATCTGTAACTATGCGCTCTATCTGCTCTGTGATTTTCTTACAGCTGCGGCACTCAAAGCGTATTGACTCACTCATAGCTGCACCGCCTCTGAGATAGGCAAAAGGGCCACGGTTTTGTCAACCTGGCCCTGAGAGTCAAACTCTGTTTTAGCAGGCAGCTTTTTAACTGACCACTTAACCGTTATCTTACGCAGGTTAAAGGCGTAAATCCCCCTAGGTGTAGCATTAACGTAAAAAGGCGTAAAGCCCAGGCGCTCGGCCTGTTGTATTAGCGCATCATACTTTTCTTGCTCTATGAGCAGGTTATCGTAATGCGTGTGTCTACACTTTAGCTCTATGTGCAGCCTATACAGAGTGCTAGTGGCATCGTGGTACTCATATTGGTCAGATGACTTAGTTAGATCCTCTAAGTAACGGCCCTTGATATAGTTAAATAGCTCTTGCTCTGTGTCTATCATCGGCAACCTTTGCAAAACCATATAATGTTTTCATAGCTATTTTTTTGGTAGCCAAACTTATCTAGCTGTGCCACAAGGGCGCACTTATCGCATTGTTCAACCTTGTACTCAGCTGCTAACTCACCGTTAACAAAAAGTTTGCCTGTCATCTCTTTAAGGTTAATTAATTCATAGCTGTCGCTCATACCTGGGGCGCCCAGCCTGTAGATGTCTGCATATACCAAACTGGATCACATTGGTTTGCCTTGCTCTTTTCAATACAGCTAAAATTGCCCCACTCTTTGCCTGTTTTGGCGCTAGTGCCTGTACGCCAAACGCGGGCACCGTGCTTACACTCAGGTTTGCCTTGCAGGTAAATGCCGCCTAGCTCGTTTTTAACAGCCTCTATGGTCTGTGCTACAGGTGTAGTAGCCCATAGATCATCACTTACTGGCGCTACGTCTTTAGTGCTAAGCGCCTCTACCTTTTCCATATCCTGCTTTGTACTGCGAGCAATACCGCCAGGTGTAAGCAAACCGATAACGCGCCCGTAAGCGCTTGTTACTGCATTTTCTACCCAAAAGTGCAGATTAACGCCACGGTCACTACGCATCTCAAAGGCATAATCAACGGCGCTTGGTAGATGATCTTCATACTCTTTATAGGCCTCAGCCTTAACAAGAATATAACCTTTTGTTATGTCTATATCCTCGATATATGCCACTAAACGTAGCGTGGGATATTCGGCACGCGCTCTGATAATCCTGGCGTTGACATCCTCATAGCCCTCTAAAAAGTTACTCATCGCTTGGCCTCAGCTTCTTTTAGCGCCTTAGCGATATTACGGCCACGTAGGTAACCTTCACCTAAGCCTACTTTGTAGCCCATTTCATAAGCTGCGTAGATAAATAAGCCCATAAACAGGCAAACCATACCTACCACTATTAGATCTAAACTGTTCATCTTTCGCCCTTTGTTAAGGCCGAAGCGCTACTTATCCGAGTAGCCCTCCCGGCGTGTGTAGTTAAAGTATGAACCTACGCACCGACAAAAGGCAACGCGACACGCCCTACTTAGCTAGTCTCTCCTCTAGCAACAGCTCGTAAATCTTATCTACGCGGATTTCTATACGCTCAACGCGCCCTACAAGGTTATGCCCGCCGTTGCCGTCAGGCTTTAGCTCAGATAGGTAGTACTTAACAAGGTGCCGCACAAGCCCAGCCATAAACCCTGAAAGCGTAGCAATCCCCAAAGCTACGGCTATGTATGCCTGGGCTTGTGACACTTACTGAGCGCCTATCCCGAGTTGCTTTTCATTAGGTGCTATAGCTTTAAGTACTGGCCCAATTAGCCCAGCAAGAAAAGCATTAGCTAGTACTTTAGGATCTGTGATGCCTGATAGATACAGCGCACCCACGCACGATAGAGCTGCACGTAGGTAAGACAAGGCCGCAGCCTTTAGTTGCTCTTGCATTGTATTGCTCCTTAAATGCCCCTTAGTTGACCTGTTTTAACACAGCTACAATATGGCTTGATGATGCCGTAATACCGTACAGGCCTTCGTTATCACCCACGGGCACTTGCATTTTATCGCCATTATCTAGCTTGTAACCGTTAGCTGTAGTCACGTTGGCATCGCCTAAATATACAGCGCCGCCGCCTAGATTATGTAGCCATACGGTTTGATCCATAATGTTAGCTGCTACTAATAATGTAGCTGTTGTAGTTACTGTTACCTGTGCGCTAGTTGGCATTTTCTAATCCTAACTTAGTAATTAAAACCCTGACCTTTTCAGGGCTTAAAGCTATCTCAAAGTGCATTTCATCTTTTCTAATCCAATCCCCGCCCCAGGTTAGCCCGTACTTTTTAGCCAGGGCACGGATCATAGGTACCTTAGCTGCATCGAACGTGCCTACCTTGCCTAAAGGGTGTTTAGTTGCGTTGAGGTCTATAGCTGTGCCGCTTGCGTGGTTGCTTAGCTTGCCTGGCACACCTCTTACGTCTCTGTAAGCGTAGCCCCAATCGTCAAACGTACCGCCCTCTATTGGCTCTATTAGCTCGTTAAACTCTTTAGCAAAGTTAATAAGCAACGGCGCTACCTTTTCAGCGCAGCGAATTTTAAGGCTTGTGCCCTCTACCTTAAAAGGCTTTACGCCTATCTCAGTCTGGTCTTTAGATGCAGGCCACCCGTTGTAGCTAGTCTGCAAGGGCTGCGATTTCATCGGCAGTTAGTCCGAGCTTGGTATAAACGGCTTGGCGCGCTGCCGCTTTGTCAGCTGCGGCCTTGTCATCGGCTGCCTTCTGATCCGCATAAGCCTTAGCATCGGCCTCACGCTGAGCCAATTCAGCAACAGTTAGCTCACGCTCTACTACCTCACCTGTTGCGCAGTTGATTTCGATTGCAGTTGTCATTGTGTCTCCTATGATTTAGATATGCCGTAGAGGTAAAAGGTTGAGTATTGAACAAAGTTGCCAGCTCCAGGTGTCATTTTAATGGATGTAATTGCAGCTGTATTAGACCAAAGGCCAGCCACTAAATCAGCATATGAAGCAGTTGCATTATTTTCTGTAACTGAATCACTTGAATAAGATTTATAATTACTACTAGCATAATTTGGAATATAAAATTCTATATTAGAAAAAGTATTAGCTGTATAACCACTTGGAGTTACTACACCAAATGGAGCTGTTGCACCATTAAAACTCCCTGCTGTTGCACCATCACCTTCAATAGAGCGATATGTAAAATTGGCAGATGAACCATTAAATTCCAAAGTGCCATATGCAACGCTGCCTGAACTTTGTCTAGTAGAACTTTTAAGCAGTAAATCCGTATAAGTAGCAGAAATGCTGCTGAAAGTAACAGAGGCAGCCCCACCACTACCAACAGTATTAGATGCAATCAAAGTATATGTATTAGGCATTATGCAGCCGCGATTCCATAGAGTGTAAAAGATGTACCTGAAACAAAAGCACCGCTAAGTGCACCTACTTTTACAGATGTAATTGCAGAGGTGCTGCGCCATAATCCAACTCTAGCCTGTGTAGCACCGCTTGTAACTCCGTTCATCCTAGTAAGTACTGTTTTGTAAGTTGTACTATTAGAATAATTCTGAATAGAAGAAATGGCATTACCAGTCGCAGTAGTTAAAATACCGCCAAGATACATCTGAGCAACACTTGAGTTCCTAGCAGATGTAGCACTTGTACCATCTCCGCGTAGGGAAGTCATTGAATAATTTGTACCAGTATCACCATTAAATTGTAAAAAAACATTATCATCTACTGTTAGATATCCATTAACTATTAAAACTAAATCAGTATAAGTCCCTGAAATGCTAGAAAAAGTTATATCAGATGCATTGCTACCTAAAGTTGTAGTTGCTAAGGGAGTGTATGTTGATCCTGCGGCCATTGTTATGCTCCCTTAATTCCGTATAGGGCGAAAGATGAATACTGAATCGCGCTACCTGCACCAAACTCAATATAAAGAGAAGTAATAGCAGCCGTGTTTTTCCACAAAGTTGAGTTTAATGCGATAGTGCCGTTGCCATTATTGTCAAAACCACCAAAGGTACGAATCGTGGTGTATTTATTTGTGTTTGTGTAGTCTAAAACATCCATAACTAAACCGCTAAATACTCCACTAGTGTTTGTTGAACCTGCACCCATACGCCAGCCAATAATAGCAGCGGCATTACTACCAACCTGAGTAACTGAGCCGTTACAGGATAAGTAATGATTGTAAAAATTAGCCCCTGCGCCGTCAGTATTTAGTACTGTATAAATGCTATCCGTATCGTTTGCATAGTTTGTGCGCACTATTCCACGCACCTGTAAATGCGTGTAAGTTTGTGGAATTGAGGTAAATTGCATTGAGCCCGAAGTGCCACTAGCTACAGATATTGTAGCAATAGACTCATAAGAGGTAGCAGCTGCGCCACCGCTGAGCATCCCAGCTATTGTGTTAAGCAACGGCGCCCACCACATACCAGGTATCTGTAGCAACCTTAATACAGGCAGCCGATTTATATTGTGCCACGGTAGGAGATGCCGCTACTGCTCCAGCGCTTAATACCGTAGTAGTACCTGAGGTGACCGCGCTAATAGTGACTAGGCCTACACCTTTGTTCAGCACCGTAATAACCGTACCCACGGCAAAAGCCACGGATGCGTTAGTAGGGATCTTAAAAGCTACGGCTGTGGCCTTGTTCATTGAGATAAGCTGCTGATATTGGTCAGCTATAACAGCCGTGTAGTCCACGGTCTTGTCAGCTGTGACATCGAAAGCCACCAACGTGTTCATAGCTGCGGCAGTTAGCACCTCACCAGTAACAAACGGAAACTCTGTGGCCATTTTATTGCTCCTTAATAACTTAATACGCCGCTGTCAAGCAGGCCGTATATTGCTGAGTCTAATATAAAGCCGTCAATAATTGGCTCTAAAGTGGTTAGTGTTGTTTTCCAGCTATTAGGCGTAATGCTCATAGCCACGCCAAACACCTGCAAAGTCTTAGTTAGCGTTGATCCGCCAGGCTGGTTAGTTGTAATAGTTACAGGGTCAAAATAATCCAGCTCTAGCGCTGCAATAATGCCTAAGTTGTAATTATCGGTGTAGAGGTCTAGCTGAATCGCATCGCATCGGATGCTTGTCTCAGCCCTAGATGCTATGTATGCCTGTGCATAGTCCAGGGCCACGGCATCGGTCTGCATTAGTAGGTTTTGCTGGTTGTAGCTATGCACAAAGTACTTATCTATGCTGGGCTGATTTATGGCCGTTTGGGCCGTGCCTCCTGTGCGAGTAACGCTGGCTGAGTTGTAAACTAGCGTATCGTCAAGGCGCCACACCGCATTAAAATAACTAATATCTGTGCCATTATCGTTAAATACTGTAGGCGTAGCCCCTGTACTGCCAGCCGTTACAGCTCTATCCTGGAAAACAAACGACCCTGAGGCATCTACATATAACGCCCCGTACTCGCTGATTTCGACCACTTGCATAGCTGCAAGGCTTGTGCGAGCTGTGCCTGGGTCTGCTTGCATTGTGGTCAGGCCTGCATCCACGTCACGCATAGTAGCTGGCCAGGCAATAGCATCTAACAAAGCGTTAATTCTTGCACCGCTAAGTTGACCCGCTGAGGTACCTGCCACGGTACTAATCTGTGCATTTTGTGCCAGCCTAAAAGCATCAACGGCCATTATGACCGTGTAAACTACGTCATTAGCGTTTTTAGGCGTAGTAGTTGTATAGCTAGTAATAAAGCCTGAAAAGATAGGGTAAGTGACCGCGCCGTAGGTAGCCGTAATCTGCACTTTACGCATAGGCGTTAGTAAATTGTAATACGGGCTGGCTGGGTTTTGCGGGTTAAAGTCACCGTTTTGGTCAACGATACGCAGCGATAGTGTGCCCGTTTGGAATTGGTCAGCCTGTGCGTTACGGCCTCTAATAGTTTGGATGCTGTCCACTACGTTAGACACGTCCACGATTACAGCTGCACTATCTGCTAATACGTTTGTGCCTAGTATGCCTTGATCTAATATCATAGCCTGGGCAAAGGCTGGGCCAGTACTAAAGTTAATAACAGCGTTTACTGTAGGTACTGTCATACTGCTATGGCCCCTGCGTAGGTAGTTAGGTAACCGCGCCGTGCTATCTCGTTCATAGCATTTTGGACGGCATCTACAATTATATTTTCATCACCTACGGCACCTGCATTAACTGTAATGTTTATATCGTAGTTGCGGTCTTTATTTTGTGTCGGGTTGTATGTAATTCCTGCATTTGAGTTAACACTATTTGGAAAAGCATTATCAATGTTGCGGTCTGGGTTTTGTCCAGGGTTGTAATCCACTCCTGGTATGCCTACGCCTGGGATAGGCAAGCCTGGAATAATTGGTGTAATTGGCGTTGGAATTACTGCTCCTGGAATAGCCAGACTAGGGAACTTAAACTTTGCCAATAGGTCTAGTGCAGCTTGTAGGTTAGCAAGGTTAATAAGATCTGTGGACTTCATACCTGCTAAGACCTTGTTTATGTCTAGCAGCTTGGCGTCTTGGCGCTGCAAGGCGCCTAATATCTTTAAGTCCTCGTTTAGCTTGGCCGTAGCCTTTAATATAGCTGCCTCATCCTTTGAGGCTATGGCATCTTCAAGGGCGTTTATATCTTGCTTAACCTTTAGGCGTTGCACATCGTTGGCTATAGCTAATATCTGTGAGCCAGTAGTGGCTTTGCCCAGCGCCTCAGCCTGGCCTATTAGCGCTGCGTTAAGTTGGATTTTGTCTAAATCAAAAACATCTGCGCCCTTGCTTAAAGCTAGGTTAGCCTTGTCTATTGCTAAAGATAGTTGTTTAGCCTTAGCTGTAGCTAGTGCCGCTGCGGCTGTTTTTTTACCTTCATTAGTAATTTTTTTAGCGGCAGCGAGGGCCTGCGCATCTTGTGCCTTTTTGCCCTGGTATGAGGTAGCCATACCTGTACCTGCAAACTTACTAGCGGCTCTTGCTTTATCTTGGGCCTCAAACTCTGCAAAGGCTTTGTTAAGATCGCCAAGCATATTAAAGGCACCGCTGCCAGTAATTATGTCTAATACTCGTGCAAAACGTGCAGCGTAAATAATGGCAGTACCTATAGCACCACTCATAGACTCTATAAGGCTAAGAGTTTTAGGTAGTCCACCTTCACCGCCTAAAATTGCAAGGGCATCCACTAAATCTTTGCCTAGTGTCTCGGCTACGTTTGCACTTGCTACGCTTAACTTATCTAACGATCCTGCGTAAGAGTCTGCTGCTATCTGCGCCTGGCCTTTACTGACCTTAGCCACCTGGGCTAAAATCTCCTCAAAACTCATAGCTGCTAGCTCAGCTTTAGTTAAACCTAGCTGGTACTTCATTAGGCCACGCGTATTACCCTGGTAGGCCTTTGATAAATCTGCCGACACGCTCACTACGTCAACGCCACTCATAGCGCTAAGGTCAAGGGCTGTGCGTAATAAATCTTGCGACTTAATATAATTGCCCGTACTGGTCAGTAACATCTGATAGGCAGGGCGTAGCTTGTCATCTAATATGCCGTATTGTTTTTCTAAGTCAGATATAAACGTTTTAACCGCTGGGTCAGCAAAAGCTAGCCCTAAATTATTAAGAGTTTTGCTAAGTACTTTAGCGGCTTTGTCATCCTCTGCAAAAGCCCTAACGGCTTGCATCGCACCTCTAGCGCCGAAAGCAAGACCAAAAGCCCCAGCTAAACCTTTAACACTTTTAGTAAGTGTCTTAGTAGCTGTCTCTGCCTTACTAAATGCCTTTTTGCCCGTAAACTCGGAGGCTATATCTATAACTACGCTGGCCATAATTACACCTTTGTACTTTTATTAAGGGCAGCCGCGGCTGAGTTAATGGCTGTTATGACCGCATCTCTAGCCTTGCCGTTATTTTCATCGTAGGCCCTAAATAAAACGCGGCCTTGCATCCTGCCCTGACCCTTAAAAGGTGCGTTATATTTTTGCTGTTGGTTTTTTACAAAGATACTCTCAGGGCTTAATTTACCCATACGCTCATAGATAGATGCTGCAGCGTTTTTGTTAAAGATACTGACCAACGATCTAAAGCCTTTAGAGTTAGGTTTTGAGGGTGTGGTTTTATAGCCTATTTTAGATTTTGCTAGGCTCACGTCATAGGTAGGGAACGTGCCTGTTGAGTCAGGACGTGCTATCCAACCGCTAAGTATCTGTCCATTATCGGGCAGGTATCCTTTGCCAGTTTTAACTATAGGTTTAAGGGCAGTTGCTACTTCTTTAGGCAACGCTTTAGCCAGGTCAGGGGTAAACTTTTTAAGAGCTTTGCGTAGCTCAACGCCCCCTCTTACCTCTACTGGCATTTTGTTGCTCCTTAGCTTTATCGGTTAAAACCTTTAGCATATTCTTAAACATATCTGCATCCAGGTCTAGTAAATACTGGGGCGCGATTCCCGTTTCAACGGCTAGCTGTGCGACCAGGTAACCAAAACTACCGCGCCCCACTATTGCGAAGGGTCATCGTCCAATACCTCAACCTTAGCTAAGGTGTCCAAAAATAACGCTCCAAAAACAGGTACTTCAATGCCACTTGATCTAAGGCACTCGTGCGCTAGCCAGTAAACATCGCTCTGCTTTTCATCATCTCTAAAGGCTTTATGAAAACCTTTTTTTGCATATAACTCAAAGGCCCACTCAATTTTCGGCGTTATCTGATGCTCAGATACCGTACCGTCTGCCCTTGTTATTTTAAGTTTTGCCATTGTGTTAGCCCCTTTTCTTTATTCTTATGGTGCGGTTGTAATTACGATTGGTGAGTTACAGGTAAATGTAATGCTCTGCATTGATTCATCTGCTACAGCGCCGTTAATGTCTTGAGTGTTATTAACCAAAACTGTAGTGCTGTATAGCGGGTTAGTAGTTGATACTGCGCCGCTAGTTTGCTTTAGTGTGAGTGGCACGGTTGTACCCCACGCAGCTTGCAAAGTTGCACGTACTGAACCTGCACCTGAGGCAGCATCATCGTTTAGAAAATCTAAAGTAATTGTGCTGGCCTCTAAGCCTTTTACAAACTTATGAGCAGTATCGCCCATAGCTGTTACCTCTAGCTCGTCAAAGGTTCGAGAGATGCTAGCGCTGGTTACGTGATCTGATAGTGCTACTGAGTTAAGAGTAGCCACTACGCCGTTTGATAAGAAAATTGCCATTAGGGCTATTCCTCTACTTTCTGTGTTGTAGTTTCTTTTGGTTGGGTTTCTTTAATCTCTTTTGGCAGGTCTTGGCCAATTTTGATTAAAAACGCTTTTTCTTCATCTGTAAGTGCCATTAGTTAGCTCCAGCTCGTTAGTATGCTTATTTGTAAATCTGCCGTTAGATAGTCACCTGCGGCAACGCTTAG